TGAATGAGAGAAATTCTTTTCAAGGCGAAGCGGATTGATAATGGTGAATGGATAGAGGGGAGCCTCATAGATTTAGATATTGACAGCGGATATTGTTATATTGTTCAGCCGTATAAAAAAGCGAGTATATTGCCAATCATCTTTTTAATAACAGACAGAATGAAATTGGTTGATCCAGAAACCGTCTGCCAGTTCACGGGGCTTTGTGACAAGAACGGTAAGAAGATTTGGGAAAATGACATTCTGATGGCAAACTTGGACGAATCCTACCCAGAGGATGTGACATATAAAACTGTTGAATGGGGTGTTGCAGGATGGGTAACACATGAAGCTAATAGCATAGACAGACAGTATCTTGATGAGTTTGATCTGGAACATTTTGAAGTGGTTGGCAATATCTTCGACAATCCAGAATTATTACAGGAGGAATGAGATGAGTAAATGGTATGTAAGCGTCGGAATGAGCTTATCAATTGATTATGACGATATTGAAGCCGATACAAAAGAAAAAGCCGAGGAAATAGCAAAAAGTAAAGCATTGGAAGACATTGATTATAACAATTGTGATTGTGATACTGGCTATCCAATAGTGTATTGTTGTCTTGAGGAGGAATCATGAGTAAATCAGTATTAGTGATAGATACACCAAAATATTGTGCTTTATGCGTTTTACGCAGCGGAGTGCTTCATAACCGTTCTGTGGAGTAAACAATAGAGATATTACAGATTTGAGTATTAGACCTGATTGGTGCCCACTGAAGCCATTGCCGGAGAAAATGAAAGTAACTGGGTTTTATAACGGCGAGTATTTTAAAGTAGGAGGCAAACCGCCGAGCTATAAAATCGGCTGGAATAAATGTATTGATGAGATCACAGGAGAGGTGAAATAGATGATTGATCTAGCGAATAAATGCGTATTAATCAGAACACATGAAGAGTATGAAAATATTCTGAAAGTAGCAAAAAAACAAGGATATAGATGGTACGGCGGAAAAGAAGTGTATCCATATCCCTTTGAAAAACAGCAGATCCCGGATATATTAAAGTTCGATAGCAATAAAGAACTAACAAGAAATGCCAGTCTTGCACCGGGATATGAATTAGTAGAAGCATCAGACGTAATTGAATATGAGAAGAAGATCAAAGATGCTATAAACCTTGTCAGAGCATTTGCTAAAAACCCAGACAGAACATTGATTGACTCGCTTATTAAGTCCTTGAAGTTACTTGCAGATACTATAGAAAGTCAGATGTAAGAGGTGAAGTAGATGGAGAGATTAACGAAATTGAAAAATGGAAGGATTACTTATAACGAAAAAAGAGATCCTGTGTTTGAATGTGGTGAATTTTGCGATAACTGTCCAACTGGTACAGCATATTGTAGGACTATGAAAGAAATGATTCGTAAACTTGCTACTTACGAAGACTTAGAAGAACAGGGCTTGCTTGTGAGATTACCGTGTAAGGTTGGAGACACGGTTTGGGTGGTAACATCGCCAATTAATGTGTTTGGTTATGATGAATATGATGGAGATGCGGAATATGAAGTATATGAATCTTTTTTATCAAGCGTATCTTATTATGCGTCTGGAGAACAATTCAGAATTTACGCAAAAGTAACGAATAGTTTTATTGCGGCATACTTTAGAAAATGTGATTTTGGAGAATCTATATTCCTCACCCGCGAAGATGCTGAGAAGAAGTTGGAGGAGATTCAAAATGACAAGGCCTGAGATTACAGCAGAATTATCAGCCATGCTTGAAAAGAAAATAAATCCTCACAATGATCCACGTATTTATTGGGCGAAAGAAGTGACATTCGATTATTCGACAGATCATGCGGTCAGAGTGGATTATATGCGGTTCGTGCCAGCAAATAATAGTGTGTCCGGGATAGAAAAAGGTGACTGCTATTGTTATGAGGTTAAATCATCAGCTGAAGATTTTCGTTCTGGTCATGGGTTGAATTTTATTGGTGATTATAACTACCTGGTTATGCCGACAGATGTATGTGCTGCGGTATCCCTTGAAATTCCACATTATGTAGGAATATATGTACCAGAAGCAAATGATCTTACATGCATTAAAAAAGCAAAGCGAAGAAATCGGACAAGGCCTGTGTCTGAAATACTTTTGATGATGTTCCGGTCTGCGAATAGAGATTATAGAAAAACAGTAAAACAGTTGGAGGAGATGAAGAAAAATAGAAAGACTTACAAAAATAGAAAAAATATTGATGGCACAGGATATGTAGTTACCGGTGTGGACAGAGAGTAGCTGAGTACAATGGATAGATGGACAGAAATCCTTAAAAAGTGTAAAGTATATGTATCATCTTCCAGTACAAAAAGAAAAGTAAAAAGAAAGGATGAATAATAATGAGCAAATTTAGAGAAATTGAAAAGGTATTCAGAAAAGTAGCAGACAAGGCAGCAATTTGCGCGGAATTAGAAGAAAAAGAGGATACGACCCCAGAAGAAATGGAAGAAGCAGGTAAAAACCTTATGTGGGCCATAATGCAGATTCAAAAGATACAGCAATAAAACAGAATTCGGCAGACGGCAGATGTAAGTAAAGAATTAAATTTGGGAGATGAAATAAATGAAGTTGAGAAAGGCAACACTAACTGATTACGGAGTGCCGCCGGATGACATACCGACATTACAAAGCCACTTGCGGAATCTTAGTGAGAGCGACAAATACAATCTATTGCAGGTATCTATCAAATATGCACCCGGCATTGAATCGCAAATCTATGACAGTATTGTGAACAGTATCGGCTATCGAACAATGGAAAAGATCAGAACGGTTCCTGCAACGGAGAATGACTTCTATGGCTACAAGCGCAAGGTCATGGCGGAATATTATCATCTGGCCAAATTGATTGGCAGACTTTAAAAAACTTAAAAATTTATAAAAGTGGTAGAGAGCTAAAACTCCCCAGTGTGGTATTATATTTGTATATAACTGCTATACTGGGGACTTTTTTGAATTGAGGTGATAATATGGTGAACTTAAAAGCAGTTACGAGAAAACTCCAAAAAGCTATATTATCCACCGGATTAATCATAAAAATCGGAACATCGCAATTCTACAGCCATGAGCAGGAACGATTGATAACAGTAATAATTATATCAACACCTACACTTCACCTCACAAAAAGGGGTGAATGGAAAGATTGTGATTATGAAATATTACGAACTGCATCCCAGTATGATGTGGTCATGTGCCTAAAAGAAATATGGGAGGCAGTCAGAAAATGAGGATAGACAGAGGTGATTAGATGGACTTAACGCCTAAGCAGAAAGCGTTTGCAGATGAATATATAAAGAATGGCGGAAATGCATCTGATGCCGCAATGAAAGCCGGATATTCAGCAACAGTTGCCAAGAATGCAAAGAAAAACATCTTGGAAAAACGTGGAGTTTTTGAATATATAGCAGAAAAACAAACTCTTCTGGAAAAACAAAAAGGCACTGATATCATGTCTCTGGCAGAAATCCAGCAACGCCGCTCTATGATTGCAAGGGGCGAACTGACTGATTCATTCGGATTTGCTCCGGATTTCTCCGATCAGCTAAAATCTATGAATGATTTGGAAAAAACGCTTGCTATAAAAGAAGCCAGAGAAGAAAAGCGGAAAGCAGAAGAAAAAGCCAGATTACAAAGTGAATATCATATTGATCTGGACATTGTCCCGGACGTATTTCATAAAATGATTAGAGATATCCGGAAAAAGAAACATAGCGAATACATTCTCCCTGGCGGACGTGGTTCCATGAAGTCCTCAACTATATCTCTAATTATACCGGAACTGCTGAAGAATAATCCGAACATGCACGCCCTGATTCTGCGAAAAGTCGGAAACACCATCAAAGATTCGGTTTATGCTCAGATGAAATGGGCTATTGATAAATTAAATCTAAATGAGGAATTTGTGTGCAAGGTATCTCCTATGGAGATTACGTATAAGCCTACTGGACAGAAGATTTACTTTCGTGGTGCTGACGATCCATTAAAGATTAAGTCTATCAAACCAGAGTTTGGATATATAGGTATCGTCTGGTTCGAGGAGTTAGATCAGTTTTTTAATCCAGAAGAAATCCGAAACATTCAGCAGTCTGCTATTCGTGGTGGCAATGAAGCGTATAAATTCAAGTCATTCAATCCGCCTAGGAGTAAGAATAACTGGGCGAATGAATATACGGCAGAAGCAGAAGAAAAAGATAAAAATGTAATGGTTGTGCATAGCACATACCTTGATTTAGGGATTGAACAAGAGTGGCTTGGCGACGTATTTCTTGCAGATGCCGAACATCTGAAAGAAGTAAATCCAGATGCTTACGACAACGAGTATTTAGGATATGCCAACGGAAATGGTGGAAATATCTTTGAGTATATCGAAGAAAGAACTATCACAGACGAAGAGATTAGCCATTTTGATAGAATTTATCAGGGGGTTGACTGGGGCTGGTATCCGGACAAATATGCTTTCTCCAGAATCTATTATGATTCAGCTAGAGAAACAATCTATTTCATTGATGAGATTTATGAAAACAAAAAATCAAATGAATGGACTGCGAATGAAATCAAGCGAAGACAGTATGATGATTACGAAATTACTTGTGATTCTGCCGAACCTAAATCAATCAATGATTATAGAGACTTAGGACTTCCGGCAAGAGGGGCAATCAAAGGACCTGGAAGCATTGAGTATTCTATGAAGTGGCTGCAAAGAAGAAAGCTTGTGTTTGATCCAAAAAGAACACCAAATGCTTGCAAAGAGTTCAAAAAGTACGAATACGAACGCGACAAAGACGGAAATATTTGCAGCGGATATCCGGATAAGGATAATCATTTAATAGATTCCGTTCGGTATGGCTCAGAATCATTGTGGAGAAGACGAGGTAACAGTGCATAATGGGACTTATAACAACACTAAAAAGGTGGTTTAACATGATTTTTAAAAAACAAGCCGAAGAGGACTTTAATATCCAGGCGGCAGAATTTCCAGAGATGGAATCACTGATTAACCGGTGCGCGAACATCTACAGAGGCGTACCGGAATGGTTAGATGATAAGGACAATATCAAGACGATTAATTTTGCGAAATCTGTCTGCTCAGAAACAGCTCGGCTCGCAACATTGGCGATCGGCATTCAGATAGACGGTTCCACAAGGGCTACGTGGCTACAGAAGCAGATTGACAAGGTATATTTCCAAATTCGTCACTGGGTAGAATATGGCTGTGCTTATGGAACAGTTTTTATTAAGCCGAACGGCGAGAGCCTTGATGTATTTACTCCGGCAGATGTGATAATTGTGGATTATGATAACCAGAAGATCAAAGGGATTATATTTAAAGATTCCTATACTGTTGGACGGAAATACTACACACGGCTTGAATATCACAGGTTTGTTGAGACTACCGTGGACGGTGTGACAACTTATCCGTATTATGTTTCTAATAGAGCCTATGTGTCAAAATCCCCTCAAAGCATTGGAGATAAGATTGACCTTAAACAGACCAAATGGGCTGACCTTATGGCAGATACACCACCGATTCTTAAAGCAAACGGTGAGAAACTGGACGGGCCGTTGTACGGAGTATTTCGGACACCGCAGGCGAATAATGTGGATATCAGTACACCACTGGGCTTACCGATATTTTCCGAAGCCATCGAGGAGTTGGGGGATCTTGATGTTGCGTATAGTCGGAACGTGGGGGAAATTAATGACTCTCAGAAGATTGCTCTGTTAGATGATAGACTGCTGATGCCAAGCGGTACACCTGTTTCAGCCATGTCACCACGGGGTATGGAGAACAGGCGAAATGAGATGAAATTGCCACATTATGTCAAGAACGTGTTTGGACAGGATGAGAAAGAATTTTATCAAGAAATCAATCCGCAACTCAACACAGATATCCGTATAGTCGGTATAAATGCCCTTTTAAACCAGATGGGATATAAGATTGGATTCTCCAACGGATATTTCGTTTTTAATGAAAAAACCGGTATGGTGACGGCTACGCAGGTAGAAGCAGACGACCGAAGGACAATTCAGTTTATCAAAGACATCCGGGATAAGCTGGAGGATTGTCTGAATGGCGTAATCTATGCGCTCAATGTTTTTGCCGATCTGTACGGCCTGGCTCCGGTTGGTGTGTATAAAGTAACATACGACTTCGGAGACATAACTTACAACAGAGAAGAAGACCGTGCAAGATGGTGGCAGTATGTTGTACAGGGCAAGGTTCCGGCATGGATGTATTTTGTAAAATTCGAAGGAATGACGGAAAGCGATGCGAAAGCAATGGTCAAAGAAGCTCAGCCAGACGAGCCAAAACTATTCGGAGAGGAGTAAAAAAAATGGCAGATAAACCAGTAACAAGGGAAGAAAAATATCTTGCGTACTTGACAGGTGATTACAATGGCGAACTCCCGAAACCAATCACGAGAAAAGAGAAGTATTTATACGAATTATGTTTGAAAGGAATAGGCGGTGAAATCTCGCCGGAAGAAATCAAAGCCGCAGTAAATGAGTACCTTGAAAAGAATCCGGTCAAGCCCGGAGCCACGGCAGAACAGGTACAGCAGATCGAGCAGAATAAGACGGACATTGGTTCACTGAAAGAGGAAACTGGTTCGCTAAAGGAAGAAATAGTTGATTTAAAGAAAAAGTATGAAATGACAAACTATATGTTATTTGCTGATGAATATTCGAAAAAAAAATATATAAATGGCGTATTAACAAACATGAACTTTTGGAAATCAACTAATATACTAAAACTTGACAAGCTATATGATATGTATTCTCCCGCAGTAAATGGAATTGCTGTATTTTTTGACAAAAATGAAGAATATATATCAGACGTTGAATTTAAGTATAATCTTCCTGTTTTAAAAGCATCATATCCCGCTAATGCCGTGTACGTTGCGTTTTCATATCAGCAAGATTATATGGAATCATACAATAATATGATGTATGTGATAAGAACAAACAATTATAATGTAAGAACGAGAAGCTTTTACCCGACAACAAAAAAAGAAGTTGGTAAAAGACCTAGTATTTATATCTATGCAAATGATACGCAAGATGAAATTTTATGGAAACTCGTAGATGCATTTTTAACAAGAGATTGTGACGTTTATTTTGAGTCTTCTACGTATGTTTTTGATGATGTTTTCGTGGATTTGTACGAAAAATACAAATATAGGCAGTATGCAGAATTGCCAATTGGGGGCGGCTGTAGATATTATTTTAACGGCTCAACATTAATCGCAAATGTAGATAAAATGAGAGAAAAGGGTTACGAAGCAACTATTGATTTATTGTCATGTATAGAAAGCTTGAATGCA